TAAGAGCGGTTTGTTCTGTTCCACAACAACCAGTAAAGGTATAAGTGTATGGAGTAGATGCTGAATAACTAACACCATAATTCCTACAATCCGCACTGAATGGTATAGGACAAGCCCCAATCAAAGTGATAGTCATTCCCGCAGCTTCTACACTACCTTCACACGCACATACTCTGATTGTTTCTAAAGCTCCAATACTATCGTTGATAGTATCACCACTACAATTTGTGTAAGAAAATAAACTCTCAAACTCACTTCCGTTGAAAACATCGTATGTCTTACATTCACAAACTTCACACTCACCATTATCAGTTGCGGTTTCTCCGTCAAGAGAAGCGACATTTGTGTTCTGACAAGCACACCACTCACCAGTAGTGGAAGGAGCAATGGTGATGGTTTGTTCTACTCCAACACAATCCAAATAAGTAAAAGTAATTTCAGCCTCATCACTTGGATTGGTATAAGTGTAGGTATGACAACTACAACCATCAAAGTCCTCAATAGAAGGGTCTGGTGGGGTCGGAGATGTCGTTATTGCTTCCAATTCAACCTTATAGTATTTTGTGTTTGACGGAACATTTATTCCGTGATAGTCCTCCAAGTTGGGAATACCAACTCCAAGATAAACCACTTGTTGTTCTGCGAAGTTTGTAGGTAAGTCAAACCACCCATCATACCAAGCACAATTTGGACGAGTTCCACATAGGTCTTCAACATTATAACTTCTACTGGTTTGTATAACTAAATTATCAATATCATAGAAAGTGAATAAAGCAGAATAGATTTGTTTTGATACATCTACAGGTGATGGTGAAGGTGGAGAAGCACTCTGCCAGTTAAACGCTCCCAATACAGCATTATCCGTTGAACGAATATACCTTGTTCTCGGTGAGTTCGTCATAAACATACTTGAGTATTGTGGGAAATTACCAGTTTGTCCTGTTAGATAAAATGGCTCGAAATTAAATTGTTGTCCGTTGAACCATTCTTTAACCCCATTATAAGCGTATGAAATCTGACTCAATACACCAGGACTTCCTACATTTCCAAGACCATCATAAACCACCACATTTCCATTTGGTGTGGTCGAATATTCCTCACCAACTTTGATTGAATAAACAATCATATTGTCGTTCAAGTATCCCCAAGCTATTTGGTGAATTGGTGTCTCTCCACTACAACCCACATTAAGTGGTTGAGATGAGGTGTAGTTCATCAAAATTGGGGAGAGGTCTGTCTGACCCCAACCTTCAGTTGATGGGCTTATTTTAAGAGTTGTAATGAACCCTTCGTTTGAGAATACATCTACAACATATCTGTATTTGTATTTTGATGGGTCTGTAGCACCCGTGCTCTCAAACTGAAAAACGAGGTTTCCATATACGGGTTCTATGTAATTTGGTTCTGCTAAAAATGTAATCATACTCTACCTAATGCGATGTTGAAGGTTTGGTCTCCTAATAGATTTATTCTATCAAAAATATCTCCGAGTTGTTCTCGAAGAATAGCATCTTGATATTCGGGTCTTTCCAAAAGATTATCAACAAAAGCATAGACCCCATTATTAAACTCTTCGTTGAATATATTATACCCCTTATAACCGACTTTGTGAAGACGACGACCAATAGCAAATGCCATTCGTTTTGCTTCAGGAGCTGGTTTTCGGAGTTTCTTTTCAACCCACTTTTGTAAAGACAGAATTGCTTGTCTTCCTATTGCGGGTCTTGATGGCTTGGAGCCTGTCCCAAAGACATAATCAGCTCCGTAATCGTTCATCAGAATATAGATTTGTTCGTCTATTACTTCATATTGAACGGAACGATATAAACTACCTGTTGCGTTGAAGTTATATCGTGGTGGTCTTTTTGGTTGAACGGGTTGCTTGGTAAATCTATCTCGTGGGGTCATTATCTCCTCACGGATGAGTTTTACCATTTCCTCACCAACCTCGTTCAACAACTGCTCTAACATAACTTATTACGAGAAATCTGCGAAGTGTCTTACATAAATGTTAGTTCCAACTACATCTAATACACAAAGGTCAGTTCCATTTGTGGTTAGAGTAAATCCTCCACCCTCAAACTTGAATGTATAACCCGATGCTGATGGTGTAATGGTTTGAGTTCCTGTAGTTGTGATATACACCAAGTATGATGAACCATTCCTTACATTAGTCATACTACAAGTAGAATTACCCGTTAGGGTCATCTCTACAATACCACCCAAGTTCCAATCAATAGAGAATGTATCACCACTACCTTTTGACTGAACCCCCTGTGATACTTGACCGAATGCGTGATGATTCTCAACATAAGTGGTGTAGTTTCTATCTGCGGTTCTTCCACTTGTTCCAATCATATTGGAGTAGTCATAACCACCTGAATTAGATTGAATGGTATTAAACATACCAAAGTTAGACGACCCACCTGAAATGGTTGATAAGTATGAACCAATTGCGGTGTTATAATTTCCACCATAGATATTCACATCATCACTATTGATGATTGCTGAATGGTTCATATTAGAACCAGTAATGAAACAATCGTCGCTTGAATAGATTGAGATTTGATTTGAGTTGGTTGTTAGGATACTACTCTGTAAAGAATTAAAGATATTCAATCTCTCACCTGAACCGATAATATCCACATCATAACAAGCAATAATATTACCATAATTGATATTACCTTGTAATGCTGATTGATATGAACTATCAATAAGGTTTTGTTGTCCTCCAACTTGGATATTACTTTGGTAGGTATTTCTAATTGAGTTGAAGGTGCTTGTTGCCCCCGACGAAGTAATCGTTCCACCATCACTATTGTAGATTGAGTTTTTGTAAGAATTACTACCACCGATAGTTGAACTCCAACTCTCCACAATTGTTCCACCATCACCATTAGCAGATATGTTATTAGAATAACCATTTAAGATTGTTGAAAATCTATTGTCTGCGGATATTTGGTTGCCTTCCCCGTTGAAGATTTGTGCCTTGAAAGTTGAATCAATCGTATTACCCTGTCCGTTCAGTATTTGATTGTATTCACCCCCATTCATCGTTGGGTTAATACCTCCCAACATAAGTGAGTAGTTCCCGTTGAATGTTCTACCACTATGGTAGATGTTCCTAACTGAATCCGTGCCAGTTCCCCCTGTGAATAAACTATCACCTGATAAACCATTTGTTCCTGAACTACCTGACGAACCACTCGTTCCTGATGTTCCATTAGAACCACTTGTTCCTGATGTTCCATTAGAACCGCTGGTTCCTGATGTTCCATCACTACCCGATGAACCACTCGTGCCTGAAGTTCCGTTAGAACCACTCGTTCCACTTGAACCTGATGAACCTGATGAACCACTCGTCCCCGAAGTTCCGTTTGTGCCAGAACTACCACTTGTTCCTGATGAACCTGAACTACCTGATGTGCCAGATGTTCCACTTCCACCACCAGCAAAGATGGTCTCTTTTGTTGCTTTATAGGTGATTGTCTCACCACTATTATTCATTACCAAATATACTCCTGTGGTGTCTCCTGTATAAAGTGGTAATTCACTAATTTTTAAGTCAGCCATAACTTGTTTGTTTTATTGTTGTTGGTATTCTAAACCATTATTATTTTCATCATTCATAATATTTCCACTCTCAAATAAGAGGAAATAACTTTCTATGATGTGAGGGGGAAGACAAGCAGTTTGCTCGCTTACGATTGTTATTTGAGCTTCAACTCCTACTACGGATTCTTGGAATCTATCGACAAAGGGAGAGAACTGAACGGGGTTCTGTAAGAAAAATCCGTATCCCGTTAATTGGTTGATAAAGTATGCGTAGAAATCATTCAGGATTTCGTGGCATAGAGACAAACTATCCAACTGATTTGACTTAATCTCATCACCTACCCACTCACTCAACAAATCGTAAAATAGAATTGTGAAATTGAAATTGGTATAAGTATTATCAATCGTAGATGGTTGTGGAACGATATGAATCGCAGGATATTTTGTGATATATGTATCCCTTGAATAATCACTCAAATCCCCCCACGATGAAGTTCGTAGGATTGGATGTTGAGCTGCGAATACATAAAATAATTTTATAAGGTCTTTATAAGTCATTATGAAATTGAGTTTTGTTCTTTTTGTCTGGCTTTATTGGCTTTATCAATTCTATAGGATAAATACCCTAAAACCTCGCTCAAGGTGTGTTTTAATACTGGTTATACTTTCATCAGGTCATCAC